TTCTATCTTCATTGAGAAGGTCATCCCAGACTCGTGGAAGGAAATGTTTGGCTCCATGTTCCAAGGAGCCGAAGATGACACCATCTCCTTTGGCAAAGCTATTCTTTTGCTTTTCGCCTTTGGAGGTGTTGTCCTCTCCGGTCTCCAAACACCCACTGCCTTCTTCAGAGATTTTGGAAAGAACTTTACTTCTCTGAACTTCGCAAGATCTGCTGCTTCCCTTTCTATTTTGGTTGATTCTATCAATCAACTCAGAAAGTGGATCCAGGAGAAATTCTTCGGACGTTCAGTTTGGGAAGGTTATGACTGGCTTCTCAAGAATCGCGAAATGATCGGCGGCTTTCAAGCCGACTATTTCGAGTTTCTTGAGTTCTCACTCAACAAAATCCTGAACTCCTCACTCCTTCGCTCACGCGCCATCAAGCTCGGCGAAACAGCGAAAATGATCGCGTCGAACTTGGCCAAGATTAAGGTTGGTTCGAATGAAATTACTGCTCTCACCAAACAGACAGAGTTCTTCATTCAACTAGCCAAACAATCTCGCCAAGTTCCATTCGGTCTTGTTCGCTCTCGCCCAGTCGTTGTCACCCTCCAAGGCGCCTCGCAATGTGGAAAGACTTTTCTGGCGACCACCGCACTACCCCATTACCTAAATGAGTTAATGCGATGGCCGGCAGAGCCTGTCTTCATGGTTTCTTCAGCAACTGAAGATTTCATGTCAGGTTACAGCCAACAGATGATCACCATGATCGACGATCTGTTGCAGATGAAGGAAGGAAAAGATCTGACTGGATTTGTTAACATGATTGGAAACGCTCCGTACAGAGTCAATATGGCCGCCCTCGAAGAAAAAGGAACCCAATTCCTTTCCGAGGTCGTCATTGCGACTATGAACGCAGCGCATCCAAAAGTGGACAAATTTGTCAATCATCCTCCCGCCATCTACAACAGACTTTACGACTTTTACTTTCACGTCGTCGCGAAAGAACCCTACAACCTAGGGGGACGTCTCGACACCGATAAAGTAATAGCCGAAAAGCTCGCCTCTCCTGATGACTATCTTGACTTCTACCGCCAAACCTACGTCAACGAAGTTCGCGTCCCGCCAGTGCGAGACCAGTTGGCAGGTGAGAAAGTTTCCTTTTTTCAGATTGTTGCGCTCATCGCGCAAGATGTCATGAAACAAGAAATGATCGCCAAGAAATTGAATGCGGAGGCGG